TTCACAGTTAGCAGAAGGAACAATTAAAGCTAAAGTCGGAGTACGGACAAGTACTGTTGGTGACAAAATTGAAGTTGATATTGTCAAATCAAACTTAACGGCATCAGTCGTATAACGGAGGAATAGGAATATGGCAAATACAAAGGTTTCTCAGAGGCAAATACTTGGGAGTATCGTCCCAGTTAATCAGAGCCACCCAAAATGGACTGGTTTTTATTTTGCTCAGGTTTCCGGTGGAGAGATTACAGCCTCCGTTGAGAAGATTTACGAAGGTAAGAGCCTTAGACCAACAGTTCTTTGCGCCCCATCTGAAGTAGGGGATATCACCCTAACCGCACACTACGACTCAGACAGAGTAAGTAGCGAACTTGGTACCGGTATCGCTGCAAAAATTGCAGCCCTCCGTGCACTTGTTGGTAGAAGCGAGTATAACGTAACAATTCAGAACTTTGACTGTGACTTAGCAGTCCCTGGTACTGACCGTGTTTACTACAAGGCCTTATTAGTTGGCCTAACCGAGCCAGATGGTGACTCGTCATCAGGTGCCCCAGCTACGTTTTCGCTCACTTTCGCAATTCAGGACGTAGAGTCAAATTAATAAAAATAACGATTTTTAATAAATCGTCAAGAGTTGCCTCATTGGTCTCTTGTTTATGTTAGTTTTCTATTATGAACGACAACAACCCACTCTATGTAACTGAAGAACAGCCCATCGCACACAAGGCAGTAAAACCAGCCAAGGTGCAAAATCAACAGGTAGAAATGGAAACGCCACTTTCTAGACTCAAGTCAGTCATTGCTAAAAAAGTTGAACGTAGCGTTGTTCTACTTGAAGTGCCAGAAAGACCTGGTGTTAAAATTAGGATTAGCCCAAATATCACTCAGCAACAAATGAAAAATTGGCGCAAAAATGCTGGAGAAGATACAAGAAATGGCCTTGACGCAACAAAATTTGCATGTTCCGTTATCGCACATACAACAGTAGGTCTAGAAATTGATGGAGAAGAAGTTCTTGATGAGGATGGCAATGAATTAACTTTTGCTTCACCTATCGTTTTGGCAATGACCGAAACAACAAGACCACTACCAGATTGTGTAAAAGCATTTTTTGGAGTTGACCCACATATCGAAGCAGCTGCACTAGCAATTCTTGATGCAGCAGGCTATTCAGATACGGTTGATGCCGTGGACCCTATGAAGGGGTCTTCGACGAGCTAATCGCAGACCCGCAGGTAATATCTGCAGCCCGACTCGGAGAACTATTCGGTTCGGACCCCATAAAGCTATTGAATTCAGACCATCATGAATGGCTGATACGCATAGCGTGTGGTAAAGTTATATCTAACGACCGCGAAGAGCAAGAACGTAAATCAAGGACTTAGTGGATATCCACATGGCTTGACGTCACTTACACTCACGTGAACCAAAATTCATGGGTGGGATAAATGGCTGACGAAAAAATAACTATAAAGATAGACGTCGATGCCAACACGACCGCTATCGAAAAAGCGACACAAGCTACTAAACGTCTAAAAAGAGAAGCCGGAAAATCTAGTGGCAAAAAAGAAATTGATGACTACGTAAAAGATACCACCAAAAGTTTAAAAAAAAGTCAAGATTCATTTAAGAAACATTTTGACACTGTGGATGCAATGACACAAAAGTTTGGTAAAAGCTTAGGCAAATTTCTTAGTATGGCCATAAAAGGTGTAATTGCTGAAATGGCATTACTGTCAGCAACAATGATTGGAATACACGCACTGTTTGCAGCTGGGGGTTATCTAGCTAAAGCGTACAACGGTGGTATGAAGCTTGCAGCAGCAGGAGCTGCCGCGCTAACAGTGGCCCTTGCGACAGGGGTGGCCGCAATGCGCGAACAGCAAGCAGCGATGTATGCATATAGAGGTAAAGGAGCCAACGAATTTGGCGCTGGGATAAATCAAGTACGAGTTGCTATGCGTGGGTTACAAATGGACCAGGATTTAGCAGGACTTGGTGCCGAAGCACTGAATAAGGCCTATGCAGTCATGTCCAAGACAATGTCAACACCACAAATTAACGCGAGTAATAAATTATTTAAAAACTTAATGGACTTTGGTTCCGCAGGGCAGGACCCAGCTAAAGCAACGGAAAAAGTCGGAGCAGTCATAGAGGCAATAACCGGTGCAGGTACCGGCAAAAATAAAAAAAGTCTTTCTCAAACTTTAAGTCTTGTAAAACAACTAGGCCCAGAAGCCGTAAAAGCTCTTAAGACAGCCAATGTAAAAACAAAAGAACAATTAAAAAAAATGATTACATCTGGAGAACTAGCAAAATTAGGTGGGGTCGAAGGGCAATTCGACACAACAAATGGAACACTTATGGGCTCCATCAAAAAATTCAAAAACCTGTTAAAAGGTCTATTTGGTGATTTTGGTTTAACATTTCTTGAACCGGCAAAAGTTGCTATGCAAAAAATATTTAATATTCTGAAAAGAGATATCCGAAGACTTACTGGAGTAACATCAGCATGGGGTTCCGGTGCATTTATGGATGGGTTGGTTACTGCTGTCGATAAAGTAAGCACTTTTTTTGTTAATTTAATTCAAAAATGGCTACCCAAATCAAGTGGACAAATGTCCGGAATGTCAAAATGGTGGAACAATATGCTTCGAACATTTAATTTGTTTAAAGAAGCATTGAGAAAATATATTGAACCAGCAAAAACAATAGAAAAAGCTTTCAAACCAATATGGACAGCAATCAAAGATAATGGAATTAAAAACTTGAATGCTTTCAGAGAAGGAATTTTAGAAAACAAAGATGAAATACTAGAATTTGGAAGTCGAATTGGTCAAGTAATCAATGCCGTAGGGGATTTGGCAATTGGTTTAAAGAAAGCATTTTTTGATGTTTTGCCAATGATTAACGATGTACTTAAGGGCATCACTGATATATTTAAAATGCTAACTACAGGTCTCACAGCGTCATCAGGAACAGGAATGCTCGGAAGCATGGCGCCATTGCTTGGAGCTTTCATAATGAGCGGTAAAATGGGGAGGACAAAGGGTGGGGTTATGCCTATGGGGGCTCCTGGTTCCAACGAGCCCTTGTATGGCCCAACACCGACTGGTGCGCCCCTATACGCAGCAACACCGGGAAGAGGTTATTTGGCTCCTAGGATTGATGAATTTGGTAATCAAACAAATGCAATAAGGCCAACTAAAGATTATATAGCACAACAAAATTTGAACCCAATCGGTAATAAATTGCCCTACGGTAAAAAAATCTCTGAATTTAAAAGACAAAAGATGATGATGCGATATAACCGAAGCGAAACCGTAGGCGCTCAGAAAACGGCAAGATTTAACGATAGCGCTATGGCAAGAATGGGTACATCAATGGCTCTTACATACGGGAGTCAATTTGCCCCAGAAGAAATGAGAGGGGCAATGGCACTTGGCGGGATGGTTGGTGCAGTTAACCCTATGGCTGGTATCGCTGTGGCTGGAATTGGCGGCGCAATGAAAGCAAAAAGTGTTGGAGCTGGAGCAGTTGCTGGAGCGGCCGGTGGTGCAGCAATAGGTAACATGATTGGCGGCCCAGAAGGTGCAGCTGTCGGCGCTGCACTTGGCTTAATTGCTGGTGGAATCATGGGTGGGATAAATAAAATTAAAGCTGCAGCAAAAGAAGCCAGGGGTGCGATAGATGCAGCACTTGGAGGCATACTTACTGGAGTAATGAAAGAAAGTTATTCTGCATTTCAGCAAGGACAAGACGCTCTTGAAAAAGGCAAAGATACATCAAAATTTGCTGGCTCGCTAATAGGCACGGGCGGTAAGTACGCAGAAAAAATAAAAAGCTTGCGTCTGAAAGCACAGAGTCAGGGGACAGGAGATAAAAAAGGAGCTCAAAATTTTCTAACAGGTCTAAAGAGAGATGGAACGCTAACTAAAGAGCAATTTGACACTGCAATGAAAAGCCCAGAAGCGGCTTTGAAACAATTTATCACTGGCGCAACGGACAAAGAAAAAGCATTT